CTCTGTTGGATCAAATCAATTGATTTCAACTGGTGTTACAGCTGCATCTTACACAGCAGCTTCTATTACAGTTGATGCTGATGGTAGAATTACTGCTGCATCTTCTGGATCAGCGGGAGCTGGAATGGGAATACCAACACTTTATGCTATTGGACCCGCATCAGGAACATATACAGCGTCACCAACAGCTAATAGAATAGGTGTTTATTTATATGCTGGTGGAGGTGGTGGAGGTGGTGGAGGCACTGAAAGAGCTGCTGGTTCTGGTGGATTTGGTGGATTTGGTTTTTATAATAAACCAATAACGCAACCTTTTTCACAGCCTTATTCAGCAGGGGCTCCTGGTGCTCCTGGTGCTGGAGGTATGTTTGGTGCACCTCCTGGAGGTTCTGGAGGAAATTCTACTATAGCAAATGTTGGAACCGTAAATGCAGGAACTGGTGGAACTGGTGGAACTAATAATCCTGGTCCTCCCGCACCTAATGGTTCTGATGGAACTCAACCGGGTGCTTCTTTTACTTATCCAGTTAGAGATTTTGTAGTAGGTGGTGCTTTTGGAAACCCTGGTAGTGCTGGGCAGGTTGTTGGTGGTCCTGGGACACCTGGAGGGGCTGGTGGTGCTGGCTTAGTTGCAGTTTTTGAAAATACAGGTACTTAAAAATGGCATATTTTATTTTTTTAAAAAATTTAGATAATGTTTCTGGAACAGTTTGCAAAATTGCAGAAAATCAATCTGATTTAAATAATTTAAATATTACACAATCTGATTATAAAATAATTGAAGATTCTGAATCAAATTTTAATTTAGTTAAACTTGGTAATAAATACATAGATAAATATAATAGCAATGAAATTATTTATAAGGATCAAACAAATTTATTTGAAAAAAATAATCTACAACTTTCTGTTGATAATTTTAAAAAACTAATAAAACAATTTACAGATAATAATAAAAATCATCCCCTATATGATCGTTGGAATAATTATTATAATCAACTAAATAATTTAAATTTAGATTCAATTACTTATCCTTTAAATACTTCTTTAGAACAGTATTTTAATGATTTAGGACAACCTGCATTTAATATTTTACAGTTGCCATAAAAAATGCTATTAATTTAGCATGTTTGATAAAGAAATAGAATTTAGTGCTCACGAAGATTATTTTGCATTAAAAGAAGACTATCCTATTCCAATAAAATTAAATATACCAGATTGGTATAAAAAATTAGAGCATACTGTTCTAAATAAAACAATTAAAGGCTGCATGCCGTTTTTAGATTCTTTAACTGCTGGATATTTATTAAAAATGCCACAAGACTTTCACATTAAACATAATGTAGAAAATGAACATGGATTAAAAGATTCATTTCAAACATTTGGAATGAGTCCCATGCGAGCAATTTTAGCGGAAAAACTTGTAAATTTAAATTATGGAGTTGACGCTCATCCAGTTCATCAAATGAAAGGATCTCCTAATATTGAAAAAAATAAAAATCTACCTTTTCATAAAATAATGAACCCTTGGAAAATAAAAACTCCAAAAGGATATTCTTGTTTATTTGTTTCACCTTTAAATAATACAGATGATAGGTTTTCGATTATGTCTGGAATTGTGGATACAGATACTTTTCCAAATGAAATAAACTTTCCTATAGTTATTAATGGGGATAAATATCCAGTATTAGAAACAATAATAAAAAAAGGAACTCCTTATGTTCAAATAATACCATTCAAAAGAGAAAGTTGGAAAATGACGTTTAAGTCCAGAGAAAAAAATGAAGTTAAAAACTCTTTTATTTTTTATAATTTGAAAGTTATGAATATGTATAAAGATAAATATTGGAATAAGAAATCATGGAAATAAAAAATTTTATAAAAATTTATGATGAAGTATTGCCATGGGATGTATTATCTAATTTAATTCGTTTTGCAAATGCTTCTACTTTTAAAGAAACACAAGTTGGTGGAGGAATTCAATCTAAAACAGATTTTAATATAAGAAGAACTTATGCGTTGGTTCTTTCAAATTTGAATAATTCAATATCTAATGTTCATTGGTTTAATTTATTACATTCTTATTTTGATAAAAATTTAAAACAATTTAAGTTAGATACAAATATTTTAGACTATGAATATCAAAATATTTTTGACATAGAAATTTTAAAATATGAAAACACTGGTTTTTATACTTGGCATGTAGATCATTTTGCAAGTGTACCTAGAACAATGAGTTGTATATTATTACTTAATAATGATTATGAAGGTGGAAATTTATGTTTTAGAAATCCAGATGGATCAGGTGAGTGGGAAGTTGAAGTAAAGCCAAATAGGATGATACTTTGGCCAAGTAACTTTTTATATCCACATACGGTTAAACCAGTAACGAAAGGAACAAGGTATTCAGTTGTAGCATGGGCACTATAAAAGATTTTAAATATAAATTAATAAAAAATTTTTTAACTACAGAAGAAATAAAATTATTAAAAGATTATTGTAGAATTAGACACAGAATTAATTTTGATTCATTTGACGTTCATCAAAACAAAAATGGGGACACTTATTTTTATGGAGATCCTTTAATGGAGTCATTAATGATTAATAAATTAAAAGTAATGGAAAAAGAAACAGGGTTAGAGTTATTATGTACCTATTCTCTTTGGAGAATGTATACTTTAAATGCTGATCTTAAAAAACATTTGGATAGGCCTTCTTGTGAAGTAAGTGTTACTGTGATGATAGGATCTGATGGAACTCCTTGGCCAATATATATGGATGGAACGGAATTAAATCTAGAACCAGGAGATGCTGCAATATATCTAGGATGTGAAGTTGAACACTGGAGAGAAGAATTTAAAGGAGATTGGCATGTGCAATCATTTTTACATTATGTAGATAAAAATGGAAAAAATAATGAATGGTCCAGAGACAAAAGAATATTATATGGTATGCAAAAATGAATTATGAATTAAAATCAAAAGATTTATTAATTAATACTTTTATTTTAATTGGAGAAATAAATGATGAAAAAATAATAAATAATTTAAAAAATTTTATCAAAGAAAATAAAAATAATGAATTAAGTTATAAAACTAATGTTAAAGGTAATTTTACAGGTTTTAAAAGCCTAGTTGAAAATGACGATTTTATAAATTTTATAAAAATTATACAAGAAAATATAAAAATTATTTATAAAGAAAATTTTCTAATTCATGATGCTTGGGGAAATTTATTTGATAAGATAGACGATGAAGTTATTGAACATGACCACGGACATAATTCTGGTTTTTGTGGTATCTTATATTTATCTGAGGGGGGTCCTGGTACTTATTTTAGAGACTATGATTTTTTATGTGAAGAAAAAATAGGTAGATATGTATTATTTCACCCTATACTTAAACACAGTGTTGCAAAGTTAAAAAAAGAAATTGAAAGAATTACTGTTGCTTTTAATATGGATAGTATTAAAGAATGGGATAATTTTAATATAAAATGGGTAAATAAAAATAATGAAATTTAATCAATTTGATAATGGTTCTTGCGATATAGAATTTTCCGTTAAAGAAAGATGGTTGATTTTGAAAAAAGGAAAATTACATCTATCTGATGAAATGTTAAAACATTTTGGAAATAACCTTGTAAAGGTAGTTATGGATTGGCAAGTAAAATTTAAAGAAGATGTTGCTAATAAAACAACATTTACGGATACTAAAATAGAAGGTAAATAACTCCGTATTTCAACTTGATCAAATATAAGGTATAATGATTAATGCCTTTAAAAAAAATACCAGTAGCTCCAGGATTTGACAAACAAGATACAGCATCCCAAGCAGAAGGTCGTTGGATAGATGGGGATAATGTACGTTTTCGTTATGGAAGCCCTGAAAAAATAGGTGGTTGGTCAGAAATATTAGCAGATACTCTAGTAGGCGCTGCTAGGAACCAATGGATATGGGCAGATTTAGACGGTAATAGATACGCTGCAATAGGTACTAATAAAGTATTAGCTATTTATTTTGAAGGCGCATTTTACGATATTACACCATTAGATACAGCCTTAGCTTCGTGTTCATTTAGTACAACTTTAGGATCTGCAACGGTTACAGTAAATAAAGCTGGACATGGTCTAACTGTTGGAAGAATTGTAAGATTTACTTTTGGAACACCTCCAACAGGTTTTTCAGCTGCTAATTTTACAAATGCTTTTGAAGTTAAAACAACACCCACATCAGGTACATTCACAATTACAATGCCTGTAGTTTCATCCGCAACAGGAACTTCCGGAACTGCAACGTGCAATCCTTATTATGATTTTGGTCCCTTTGGGCAAACTTATGGGTTTGGTTATGGTACTTTTAACTGGGGTGGTTTCAGTTCAACAGTTACTCAAAATCAACTAAATGGAGCAATAGATAATTCGGTTACAACTATAGTAGTTGATTCAACCACAGGATTTCCTGCGACAGGAACTATTTTAATTGATGATGAATTAATAA